TCGCCTAATCCCGACAAATTGCGAGGTAACACGCTGATTATCAGCTATTTGTCCCGATTCCGCCTTCAAGAAGTGGCGGAATCGGGACAAAATCGTTACCGGTTTTTGTCTAACGTCGCTCGCTTCGGTAAAATGAAGCGAGTAAAAAAATGACTCTCTTAGATGAACTTAATGAGATTAAGGGTTGGACCTTCCCCGTCTATGAGGAGGGGAAGAATCCTTGCGTGAGCTTCTATGCCTTTGACCCAGTGAGGGGGAAGATGCGCAGGAAGCGTGTGATGGTAGGCCGCATAGAGAAGGCGGGAGACCGCAGGGCGTATGCCCAGCGTCTCATCCACCAGCTGGCCGAGCGGCTGATGCGTGGCTGGAGCCCGTTCTCGGTCAGGGAGGAGGTGAAGTTGGACTGCCGCAAGCGGTTCTGCGAGTGCTGTGACGAGTACAGCGAGTTCATCCACCGCCTGCGGAGCGTGGATGAGTACCGGAGGCAGACCCTGGACAGTTACAAGAGCTACTTGAAGATATTCCGCAAGTGGTGCGAGGGGAACGGCATCAGGTACATGGAGCAGGTGGGGGTGACGTGCGTCTCCAGGTTCCTGGACTACGTGCTCATCGAGCGCAAGAACTCCATGCAGACGCGCAACAACTATTTGGCGTGGCTGAAGAGCTGGTGCGAGTGGATGTCGCAGCGGGGCTATCTGGAGCGCGATCCCACAGAGCGGTTCAACTTGAGATGGAAGGGCGGGCACGCGAAGAACCGCACGGTCATCCCCGAGCTTGACTTGATTCGCCTGCACGATTACCTGGAGAGGACCAACCGGCACTACCTGCTGGCCTGCTATGTCATTCATTACATGTTTATCCGCCCGAACGAGATGGCGGCCATCCGTGTCGGAGACATCAAGCTGGACAGGCAATGCGTAGTCCTGCACGGGGCGTTCACCAAGAACCGCAAGGACGCTGTCGTGACCTTGCCGGACAAGGTGGGCAGGCTGATGGTGGAGCTTGGGGTGTTCAACGCCCCGTCCAGCTACTACCTCTTCAGCGACGGGTTCGCGCCTGGCAGGGAGAGGAAGTCAGAGAAGCGTTTCCGCGACTACTGGGTGCGATACGTGCGGAAGGCCTTGGACTTCCCCGCCAAGTACAAGTTCTACAGCCTGAAGGACACGGGCATCACAGGCATGATAGAGAACAACGTGGATATCCTGTCGGTGAGGAATCAGGCCCGCCACTCCTCCATCGCCATCACGAGCATCTACACCCCTCCCGAGGCCATGAGGCCTGTCGAGGAGCTGAAGCATTACGACGGGGTCTTCTAGCCCATCTCGTAGAAGTAGCCCGTCTTCACCTTGCTCACGCCGTCGTTGCTCACTTCCATCTCTATCTTTGAGCAGAGGTAGCGGCGGTTGTGGAAGATGTATATGTTTGCGGGGTCTGGTATGTCTTCGGTGATGAACTTGATGACGAGCTGCATCTTGTTTCGCACCTGGGTGGTACCGGCTTGGTAGTTGCCTATGGTGTCAGCGGCGGCCGCCGCCTGTAGGGAGAGGGAGCCGAAACCGGTCAGTATCACGCCGGAGATGTCGAGCGCGTTGCCAATGCCCAGCACGTTCCGGCAGTCGGTGTATGCCAGGGGGCACCGGGCCGTGAGGTTCTCTCCCTCCCGCTCCACGCTGTCTCGGAGCGGCGTGGAGTCGTCCACCCAGTTGTAGTCGTAGTTGGAGAGGAAGAAGAGCTTCATCTTCTCGTCGGTGTCCTCTCCTTCCTCCACTTCCGTTCCGGCCATGGCGTCGGCCACCGACACGTAGTACTCCCCGTCCTCGTCGTCGTAGGTCATCTGGTCGCTGGGGCATTCCTTCTCGTTGGACACGGAGATGAGGGGCATGGTTTTCCCCTGGCCGAACTGATGGTATTCCACCCATCCCATGTCCTCAGCGTTGTCCTCGCCCCAGCGTTGCACCCAGTCGTAGGCGGCGGGGGTGATGAGCAGCTTGACGGTCTCGTCGCTGTCCTTATCCCTCACCAGGGGGGAGAAGAATCCCGCCAGCCTGCGGGTGGCTTTCTCCCCGCTGCTGTCGTAATAGAGGAAAAGCCCCTCCGCGCTGCCGCCGGTGAAGCGGAACAGGGTGGTGAGCGTTTCCTTGGTGGTCATGCCCGCCGCCACGGTGTTCACCTCGTTGATGTCGGCCACGTCGCGGGGAGGGAACTCCCGCTGCACTTCCAGCGGCACCACGTCGTAGCCGCTCCGGTTCTCCGATTCCTCAAGGTCATACTCGATGTTGGAGCTGGCGAAGCTCTTCAGTCCGTCCTCGTCGTACTCGGTGGAGTATTCGTCCAGCATCTCGTAGGTGACCGTCTCGCTGGTTTCCAGCTCGTCCTTGGTCACGACGGTTACCTTCTTGGCCGCATCGTTGATGACCATGGTGGCGTTGAAGAGCTTGCGGAACTCCTCCATGAAGGTGTATACCGTCCAGTGGGGCAGGGCCTTGGCCAGCCGCAGCGTTCCCCGGGCAGAGGCCACGTAGAGGTTGGCGAATGGAGTGTTCTCCAGGGCGGAGATGTCCACGGAGAACCCCTCGGCCTCCATCACCTTGCGGAACACATAGAACAGGTTGGGCTGCACGGCGGGGCGTATGAAGTACCTGCGCTTCATTTTGGGGTCGTGGAGGTAGAGGTTCTTGCTCATGGAGTTGGTCTCGTCGTAGACGGGGGCGAAGACGTAGTTGAAGGATCCGGGGCGCAAGGGGTTCTGCTCCCCGATGATGGCCTTGTCCCTGTCCAGCTCCACGAACCTGTACACGTTGGAGGAGAACAACCTCAGTTTTTCCGACTTCCAGGTGAACTCCGGCGCGCTTCCCAGGTCCATCTCGTCGATGAAGTGCCGCTCGAATCGGGAGTCGTACTTGATGCGGCTCTTGCCGCCTACCACCTGTATCTTTACCGCCTCGTCGGTGATGGCCGTCACGGTTCCCTTCCCGCTGATGACCATGCGGTTGTCGGCGTAAAGCTTCACGTCCTCATAGGCTTCCAGGGTCTTGGTGACCTCCAGCCTGTTGGCGGCGCGGAAGATGGCGTAGTTGGAGAGGATGGCCATGGGGAAGGTCATCTCGTAGGTGTATTCGCCCGAGTCGTTCACGGAGGGGTTCTCGTAGGTTACCTTTATCTTCTCGGAGGTGTCCGGGTAGGCCACCTGTCCGTCGATGGTGCAGTATAGCATGTTATGTATATTATAATAATGTATATAGGTCACTTCTTGTCCCGGAGCCTGTCGAAGAGGTCAAGCTGGTGCCTCACTCCGTCTTGCCCGTCGATGGAGACGGAGGCCTTGATGCCCCGCCTTAGTTGCTCGTTGAGCCGGGCGGTGGCCTCGTTCATGGCGGCGATGCTAGCCCTCAGCTCCTCGTTGTCAGTGGAGACGTTGACGACGGGAGCCACCACGGCAGTCCCGCCGCCCGTTGGCATGCCCAGCGACCGTGACACGTCCGCCGCCGTGAGCGAGCCCACGGTGTTGTTGCGCTGCGCCATGTCGATGAGCCTGAGCGCGGGCAGGATGCTCTGGTTGTTCACGGCCTGGTGGTTGGCCACGAACTCGCCCTCGTGCACCACGCCCGCCTCCCTGCGGTAGTTCCTTCCGCCCGTGAATCCTCCCTCGTAGTAGCCCTGCTCCTCGGCGGCGTGCTGCTTCTTGATGGTGGCGATCTGTATCATGCCGGCCGCCGTGGCCATGGCCGCCGCCACGGCTCCCAGCAACCAGTGCTCCTTGGCGGCGGAGGCGTAGGCGTTGATGGCCGCCAGGGCGGTGGAGGCGAAGGCTTGCGCTATCTCTATCTTCATCTGCTTCTTGTTGTAACGGGTCTTTATCTTGGCCAGCTCCTTCTGCTTCTTGTCCTCCAGCTTTTTCTGCTTGGCGGTGTTGTTGCCCGCCGCCTCTATCATCTTGTCGTATTTCTTGGTCGTGACGTTCTGCTCGTACTGCGACTGCGCGGCATAGTAAGACGACGTGGCCCCCATCACCTGACTGATGCCGTTGAAGGCCACGGTGGCGTATTGCACCATCTCCGTGAGGAACTCGCTCGTCACCTGTCGCTTGGCGGCCTGGTAGGCGTTGTAATTGGCCGCGTCGTTGGCGTAGAGCTGCCGCAGCTGCTCCATGGTGTTGCGATAATTCTCTATGGTGCCTATGAACCGGTTGGTGGTGCCCGTCTGCCCCGACGGGTCGTAAGCGTCGCCCGCCGCTCCCTTGGCCGTGTTCACCATCGTGGACACTTGTGATTCGAAGGCATTGGCCTTGCTGCCGGGTCCCTTCTCCCTGGCTGTCCTGGCGGCGGCTTCCGCCTCGGCGTTCGCCGCCATGTCTGCGTATCGCTCCCTGATGGCCAAGAGCATCCGCTGGTACTCCTCCTCGCTGATCAGTCCTCGGCGGTGCAGCTCATCCAGCCCCTTGATGGCTATCTCCTCCTGTCTGCTGATGTCCAGTCGGCCATACCTTTCCCTCATGCGCTGCAGCCGCTCTTGGTATTGCTCCTGCAGCTGCAGGGCGTGCTCCTGCTCCGCCTGCTCCATCTCCGCCTTCTGGTCGAACCATTCCTTCGTGCCCTTGGCGTAGGCGTTGAGCCGGTTCCGTTGCGCTTCCATGTCGTTCTGGAATAGGGCCTCGTTGAGAGCGTCCTCGTCCTGGTACATCTCGCTCTGCTGGTCGTAGAACTGCGCCCTGATGGCGGCGGCCTGCGTCACTCGCCTGCGCTCTATCTCCCGCAGGGTCATCTCGGTGACGGCCTGCTGGTGCTTTTGCTGGTCTTCCTGCTCCTCGGCCAGCAGCTCGTTGTATTCCGCGCTGCCTTCCTTCCACAAGTCCTTGCGCTTGTCCACGCTCTGTTGCGCTATCTCGGCCTGCCTGTCCAGGTACTCGCTGTAGGTTATCTCGCCCTGCGCGTACTGCTGGGCAAGCTCGGCCATCATGGCCTTCTCCTCTGCCACGATCGCCTTTGCCTGCTGCTTCTTGGCTCTCAGCTCTTCGGCGGCGCGCTTCTTAGCCTCCTTGTCGTCGATGATGGTGGTGGACTTCCCTCCGCCACCTTTATCTTCTTCATTTTGTTTGATGGCTTTCGCCGCGGCCTCTTGTCTTAGCCTTTCCCCATAGGCCTTGTTGATTGCGTCTTCCTTCTGCTTCACCTTGGCGAGCTGTCTGTCTATTTCCACCACGTCATTCTTCGCCTTCTCCAGGTTGGCATTCACGAAGTTTGTCTCCGCCGCATTATAACTTCTCGCCCAAACTGGCTTCTGTGACTGGCTGTTATTGCTGCCTGTCAGGGCGTTGGCAGAGTTCCAAGCGTCTACGGCTTCACCTCTTCTCACGACGAGGCGTGCCCGCTCTTCCCCGATTTCGGCCAGCATTTCCTTTGCCCCTTCCAGCTCATACTTTCGCATTAGCTCATCATTGTATTTCTTCAGGGCCTCCGTGGATGCGTTGAACTTCCCCGTACTCTCGTCTATCTGCGCATTGAAGTTTGGGATTATCTTGTTCAGTTGCTCGCAAACGGCCTTCCTCTCCTTCAGGCTTATGTTCTCGTCTTTCGCGGCTTCTATGAGCCGTTCCGTCTTCTGCTGTTCCTCCACCATGCGTTCGGCGGCCTGCTTGCGGATGTCGTTGAGAGCCTTCTGCCCCTCGCTCACATCGTCCTGCTTTCTCGCCAGGTCCACCAGCAGGGCGATGAGCACGCCCACTGCCGCGGCAACAGCCAGGTAGGGGTTGGCGACGAGGGTCGCCCACAGCTTCTTGCACGTGACCACCACCTTCTCGTTCCACAGCACCTGCAGCTTGGAGACGATGACATCCTTCTGCTTGGCGATGACCAGGGCGGTGATGGCCACGGTGAGGGTGGCCAGCGTAACGCCATACTTGGTCACGATGTCCACCAGGGCGGAGAGCGCCTTCACGGCCAGGCTTCCCGTGCTGATGCCCAGCTTGGCCACGGGCAGCAACTTCTCCCCCAGCTCCACGCTCACCTCCCGGAATCCCTTGGCGGCTTTGTCTATGCCCGCCTGCACGGTGTTGTTCTGCACGTTGAACTCGTTGATCACGCTCGTGCCCTCCTCGTAGGCCTCGTTGGCCAGGTTCTGGTACTTGCGGATGTCGTCCACCTTGTTGCTCATGGTGGTGAGCACGGAGATGGCTCTCGTGCCGTCCATGCCCATCTGGTTGAACATATTGGCCACCTCCTCGAATCCTCCCTGGCTCTTCATGGAGTCAAGCAGCGCGAGCACCGCCTCGTTCGCGTCGTTCTTCACCAGATCCGCGAACTGTTTCACGTCCATGCCCGCCAGCTGCGCGAACTTCTTTGTGTCGCTGGCCATGTTGGTGAGCAGCTGGTTGAACGCCGTGCTGCTCATCTCGTCCTGCAGCAGGTTCTCGTCCATCACGGCCGCGAAGGACAGGATGTCGGCCTGCGTCATGTTGAGCTGCTTTCCTACGCCCGCCACTCTTGCGGTGAAGTCCACGAGGTAGCCCGCCTCCGAGGCGGAGTTCTGCGCCAGCTCGTTGACGGCGGAACCTGTGGCGAGCATCGCCCCGCGGAGTCCCATGCGGTCATCCTCGCCGAAGGCCATGGCCAGCTTTCCTATCTGGTCCACGGCTCCCTCCCCGAGGTCGTCGCCCAAGGCCACGCCTATCTTGTCCGCCGCGTCCACGAACTCCTCTATGCTCTGGGTGCTGGTGATGCCCAGCCTTCCCGCCGCTCCCGCCAGGGCGTTCAGCTCCTCGCGGCTGGTGCGGGTGTCCATCCGCTTGAAGTCCTCGTTCATGCGGCGCACCTCCTCGTCCGTCTGCCCCGTGTACTTCCTGGTGTTGGCCATGGCCTCTTCCATATCGGCGAAGTCCTGCACTGTCTTGCGGATGGTGAGCGACATGCCCGTGAGCGATGCCACCATGCCCACGGCCAGGGCTTGGAATCGATTGGCCGCGTCGGCCATCCTGCCGAAGAAGCCGCCGCTCATGGAGCTGTCGGCGGTGATACGGTTGAGCTGCGCCCTCAGCTGCCTGGCCTGGGCGGTCATCTGCTTGAACTCCGCCGTGCCCGCTGACAAGCCCCGCAGCCGTTCGTTCACTATCTTCAGCGAGTATTCCAGCTCCCTCATGCTCGCCCCTCCCAGCTGCCTCATTGTCCTGTCCACCAGGGCGGTCTCCCGCCGCGTGATGGCCAGCGACTTATTGGCCTGCTCTATCTCCTGCTCGTAGCGGTTGATGGCGTAGTTCACGGACTTCTGCTCGGCGTTCACCTTCTCCGCCGATGCCTTTATCTCGTCCATTCGGGTCTTGCACCGCTGCAGCAGCGCGTCCAGCCTGGCGTAGTCCTCTGGGTTGTTCACCTGCCGCATCTCCTTGCGGAGCGACCTCACGGCGGTCTCCAGCTGTCCGAGCGATGCCTTCTGCACGTCCTTGACGGTGCGGATGGTGCGCTGCACGTTATTCTCGTAGTTCTTCAGCTCGGCCTGCGCCGCCTTGAGATCCTTGCCCAGATCCTTGATGAAGTTACTATCTCCCTTGGAGGAGATGGCCTTGTCCCTGGCGGCCTTCAAGTCTTCTATCTTCTTGCGCAGCCGCTCCACGTTGTCCTCCGCCTCCTTGGCGTTCAGGCGGACGATGGTCTCGAATTCTTGTCTCTGTGCCATGGTGTGTCGTTTCCCGCGAAGATAGCCGTCTCCCGCTTTTTGGAAAAATACGCCGGCGATATTACGGAAGAAGCCCTTGCCTTCACAGGCAAGGGCTTCCAAGCGTTCTATGATGTTTGCGCCATAAGGGCGCCAGTGATTTGTCTATACCGTGATGACCCGCAACTCATCCGCCAGCTTGTGCAGGCCTTCGGCTATCTTCTCGGCCTGCGCCTTTCTTGGCTTGGACAGCCCAGAGGCGTAATGCGCCAGTTGCTTCTGGTTTATGCCAGTGATGGTCTGCAATGCGGAAAACGAGAATATCCCGCGGAAGTATTCCAGGAGCGACCGCACGTCAAACTTGTATACGATTTCGTATTCTCCGTCAAAGACGGCGGGATAAGGCCTTCCGTCCTCCCTCGCCCCCTCAACGTAGAAGTCCACGCTTTCCCTCACGTATCGCTTGAATCCTTCAAAGTCGCCCGTATGGGCCACCACCCAGCCTGGCAACAGGCCGCAATCGCAGCTGTAGCCGTTCTCGGTCCGCGCGGTGTTCATGATTACCTTTTCCATATCTTAATCGTTTCTTCAAGATTTCCGACAAAAGGAGTGGCGCGAGAGTGTATCCCAGCCACTCTTGTGAAATAAAGAACGTCAATGGAAGTGAGAGGATGAGGGGCGGTGTTAAAACACCAGCCCCGATTGGTTCTCTATGCTCTTCAGCAAGAATCCCCAAACGTCATCGTTCTCTCCGCCATTGACCGTTACCGTCCCCTTCTTCGCTGGGTGATGGAATTGTCTGTGGCTTCCCTTTTGTCGGACGATGACCCATCCGTCTTTCTTCAAATCCCGTAGGATTTTACTTACTTTCACCGTTTTCATAGAACGCTCGTTTTAAATCACAATGCAAAGATAGTAAATTTACTACGATTACGCAAATAAAATCGGACAAAAAGTATATATATTACTATTGTTTAACATTTCGCCCGCCTGGTCAGCGGTCATCCCCTTCAGCGGGAACTATGTCAAGGCTTGCAGGCCTCCCTTTTTCGTTAGATTCCCGTGACATCAAGGAAACGGCATCATTTTCCCCGGGCGGGGAGAATGATATGTAAAGGAAAGGAGGGTTTCTTTATACGTTCTCCGTCTCGTGTAAAGAAAATGCCGTTTTCTTTACGCATGGATAGCATTTCCCCCGCCTGGGGAAGATGCCAGGAAAGAAGAATCCCCCTCGCCGTCGCGGCGAAGGGGATTCCAAGCGTTCTATTATTTACAATGAATTTCACCCGAACTGGGCTACTTGCAATTCCTTTGTTGTCTTCGGCGTCAAGTAAATCGTCATTGATTGTCAACGAACAAATCTCCTTCCTTGCTTATGTTTGAAAAGCTCAAGGTTGGGCGCACCCATTATCGAGGATAAGCGGCTTTCGTAGGAGCGGCTTTCGGGTGCGCGTGGCCGTTGGGCGTAATCATACCGCGAAGATAAGGAGTTTTTCAAGAATCGCAATGGTTTTCGTGTTAAATTTTGTCGTTTTATAAACTCACTCCCACTTCCTCGCCCTCACGAGCCACCAGACGGAGATCCCCAGGAGCGAGAGGCCGCCGAGCCACACCAGGGGCTTCTGCCACCAGCGGAGGCGGTACTTGACGACCTCCTTGGTGACCTCCACGGGGTATGGGACGCTGTCGCGGCGGTGGACGATGACGGTGTCCACCCGCCAGCGGTCTCTGTAGCGTGTGTGGACGGTGACCTTCTCCACCCACTGGGTGTCGCCCGCCGCCCACTGGTGGATATAAACGCTGTCGTGTACGTGGATGGAGTCCACCCGCTCCACGAGGCGCACGCTGTCCCTGTAACTGACGGTCTCCACGGGCACGTATTTGGTGGTGGCGCAGCTGGCCAGGATGCCCGCCAGCGCGGCGAGCGTCACGGCGATGGCGATAAGTCTTTTCTCTTTCATTGGCATAAAAATTGGCGGCGTCCCCATGTGTCGTGGAACCGCCGCCAAAATTCATGTCGATATAATCAATCTATTCCTGCTCGTTTTTCTTCGTGTTCGGCTCCTTGCCCAGCACGAACACCGCGGCAACGCCCAGCACCGTGGTGACACCTATGCATCCCGCCAGCCAGTCATGGCCAAACAAGCCAAGCATGACCGACGCGGCGATACACAATATCACCAAGATGAACCCGAGCCATTGCCCCCTTTTCCCGACGCTGGTTTTGTAGCCTATTATCTTGCTTTCGGACTCTATCCTGTGCTCCTGCTGCTTCTCCGCCATTCTCAATATCCTCTCGGCAGAGCCTGGCAGGTTCTCCTCGTACTTGGCGAAGTCCTCGGGAGCGGGCAACGGCCCGCTGAACTGGCGTGACTCCACCATGGCGAATATGCCGGACATGATGGTGTTCCGCTTCTCCTCGGGTATGCTTTCGAGAGCCTCCTTGAGCTCTTCCTCCGTTACGGGGTTCTTGATTGGCTTGTTTTCCACCGCGCTACCTCCCCGCTCTCTTCATGGCGGAGCGGATGTCATCACCTACCTTCCGCCAGTCGTTCCTCATGTCCTCCAGGTCGCTTCCTCCCATGTACCCATGGAAAGAGACGTAATCCCCTCCCAGGTTGCCTAGGCTCCCAACGCCGAAAAGCGTGGACTTGAGCCATGCCGAGTGTCTAGTGGTTCTTCGTGTATTACTCATGACGTTTCTTGGTTCCATGCCCAGGGTCGTGAAGCGGTCATTATCGAGAAATGGCGGTTTCCATCGTTCCCCGCCTTCGACAGCTTCTCGCCGTTGGGCTTAATCATACCGCGAATATACGAAGTTTTTCCACAAGTTGCGGATTTCGTCACTTGTTGTTTTGTTTTATTAACTTTTCAGCGGTCAGTCCCACGATGTCAAGGAGCGCCTTGGTTTTGTTGTTGTTGTTTGTAGTTCTCTGTCCTAGAGGGCACTTGCCCCCCTGTATAATCCCTACCGATTTCGGTGGGTTTCCCTCCGTTGGCTCCCTCACCAAGGGGGCGAGAGGGAGGAAGAAAGTGTTACGGATTGTCACGGGTTGGGGCTCCTGGCGGCGTGTGCCCTTGGCCGAGGGCGGCTCTACTCCGCCCATCGCCTGGCCTCCCATTCCCTTCTCTTGACGAGTCCTTCGAGTACCTTGCCGCCCGCCTTGTTCCAGCGGCGGAACTCGGCCTGCACCTGCTCCGTGGGGGCGCGGTGGCGGATTTTTTTCAAGAGGGTGGAGCGGCGCAGGTTGCCGATGCCCAGGTTGTAGGTGAAGGAGACGAGGGCGGCGAACTGGCCTTGCGTCCGGCACACGCCGAGGTAGTTGACTTGCGCCTCCACCTCCCGCAGGTCTCCCCGCAGCAGCTGGTCGGCTTGCGCCTGGGTGATGACTTGGCCGGGCTTCACGCCCCTCGTGTGGCCTGTGCCTATTGTCCATACCCCCGCGGGGTCTCGGTAGGCGGTGAGGGAGCATCCCTCGAACTCTTGCAGCTTCCTCAGGTCGCTGTCTGTCGTTGTGTAGTCTGTCATTGTCTTGTTGTCGTTAATGGGGTTTGTCACAGGTAGTGCCGCCAGGCGTAGGGGCGGCGGCTCTCCAGGTAGCCTGGCTCGTCCTCGTGCTCGTATGCCTCCCGCTCGAAGGATATGGAGCGGTAGGCGTTTATCTCGAACACGAGTCGGTAGAGCCACTCCATGAGGTACCATATATAGAACGGGATGTAGAGCATCTCGCCCATCTGTCGGGTGTGTATCTCCTCGTGGCGGATGTCCTCGGCGGTGAGCGTCACGTCCTTTCGGGCGATGACGATGCCGAATAGGTTGATGGCCTTGAATCCCTTGGGAGGGAAGTGCCTTGCTCTGATGATTCTCATTTTCTTCTCGTTTTCGGTTGTCGATTGCTTGGGGAGACGCAAGAACGCGTCTCTACGTTCTCGGGGGATTGTCCTCGCTTTGGGAGACGCGGGAACGCCCGCCGTCACTGGGTGATGACGATGGTCTGCGCCGATTCTGTCAAGTCCATGCCGTCCAGCCCGTTCTGCCACTTCACGAAGTCGTATGCCTCCACCTGGGCGGTGAGGTCGACGGTGTTGCCAGAGGCGAAGTAGGAGATGAACCGCAGCTTCTCTCCGCCGCGGAAGGCGGGCTTGTTGACGGTGATGATGAAGTTGAGGTAGCTCTCGCCGGGCACGTCGTGGGGGGTGATGTCCATGAGCTTCTGCCATCCCATGCCGATGTCGCCGGCGGCGGAGCTGTTGTAGAAGTAGAGGCGGGGCTGCACCATGATGGCCTTGCCGGGGGCGTTGGCGTATATGCGGAAGGCGAGGCGTATCTGGGAGCCCGTGTTGTTATACATGCACTGCCACAGCTCGATGTCCTGCTGGTGGCCGCTGCTGAATATGTTGACCTTGCCCACGTGGTCGTCGGCGGAGTAGAAGGTGCCCGCCGCTCCCCACGAGTCGCCGCCGAAGTTGCCCTGGTAGAGCTCCTGGGAGGAGAGGAAGAGGCGCAGGCTAATCTCCGCGTTCTTCTGCGGGAAAGAGTGGAACATGATTCCCTTCTGCCCCAGTCTGTCCATGTAGGTGCCCAGGCTCATCACGTCCATATGCCCGTTGTTCCACCAGGCCACGGCGCAGAGGTGGAGTCCCTTGCCCTGGAAGTAGTCACCGTAGCCCCTGTTGGTCTGCTCGGGGTCGAAGGGGACGAGGGTGCCAGAGCCTACGTAGCGCACGCGCTGGGTGCCTCCGGGGAAGCGGGGGAAGAGGGGCGGCGAGGCGTGGATGTAGCCCTCGAAGTCGGTGATGCGAACGATGTCCGTGTCCCTGTTGGGGGCGAGGTAGTTGGGCTTGGGCAGGGTGCCCGCGGTGAGCTTGGCCAGGAATCCCTTGCTGCACACGAATGGGGTCGTGCCGTTTCCGTAGCCCAGGCTCGTGGCCTTGGCGAACTCCAGGCCGTTTACCTGCACGGTGACCACGCGGTCTCCCAGGTCGCTGACCTGCGTCTCCTGCCTGCGCTGGGTGTCGGTGATTTCGCCCTGCGTGTTGTACCTGATGGGCTTGTGCCACGCCCACTTGTTTGTCTTGCCATGGCTGTTTCCGCAGAGGTAGCCCAGGTCGTAGTTGCCCTTGTAGGGGGCCAGCCCCATGTGGTTGTACAGCTCCTGGAGTCCGATGGGGGCGATTACCGTTCCGTTGCTTTGTATGCTCATTGTCTATGCTTTGTTTTTGTGGTTGTTATATTCGTTCGCGCTGTGTGTAGAGACGCGTTTTCGCGTCTAAGCCAGCTAGCTTGCGGCTGGAGCGCCCATCCCTAGCTTGCCTTTCCTTGCTTGCCGAGACGCGAGAACGCGTCTCTACAGGGTGGGGTGCTCCTTTTCGCTTGTCCTTTCTGCTTGCCGAGACGTGGCGCGCCGCGTCTCTACGTTCTCGGGGGATTGTCCTCGCCGCCGAGCGCTTCCTCCAGGCTCTCGCCCAGGTCGGTGTCCTTGCGCTTGGCCAGTGCCACGGCGAAGGTCTTGAGGAAGCGGGTGAGGCCGCTGCCGTCCTTGCCCGTGAGGCCGTGGAGGTAGAGGAAGTGGCCGACGACGCTCTTGGCCTCGCAGAGGATGGCGACGATGGCGGCGAACACGCCGCCCATGCGGTAGTCCACGCCCAGGGGCTGGAGGACGGCCATGCCCGTGAACACGCCGAGGGCGAGCCACACGACGTAGTCCACGAGCTTGTTGAGCGTCCTGCGCCAGGCGCGGCTGGTGCGCCATCGGTACTGCGACATGACTATCTTGTCGCCCTTGCGCTTGGCCTTGGCGTAGCGCAGGCGGCTCTCGCTCCAGCCCAGCCAGAAGTCGGCCACCACGGCCATGGTGACGGCCAGCAGCAGCCACCTGGCCTCGCCGATGATGGTGACCATCTCGCCCGAGAGCAGGGCGGTTATGGCGGCGCGGGTGCCGCTGTTCATGACCACTTCCTGCATGGGCTAGCCCTCCTCCACCATTTGGGCGAGCCACGTGAGCAGCTGCGCCTTGCTTACTGGCACGGGCTTCTCCTGCCCCGGGAGCAGCATGGCGGTGTCGCCCTCGGTGCCCAGCAGGGAGCATACGTCGGCGAAGGCGGCGCGGCTCAGCCCCTTGGCGGGGGCGGGGGCGTCCTCGTCCATCTTCCTCTCCTGCGCCTCCATGAAGGCCTTCTCCAGCTCCTCTTTCTCCTTCTCGTGGGTCTCCAGCGTCTCGGCTCGGGTCTTCCTGGCCTCCTCCAGCTCCTCGGGGGTGGGGGCGTCGCCGCCCTTCTTGGCGTCCTTGGCGGCCTGGGCGCGCTCCTCTATGTCCCTCATGCGCAGCACCTTGGCTTCCCTGTCGTCGTAGCCCTCGGGCTTCAGCCGCTTGGCCACGTCCTGCATGAACTGGCGCAGCTCGTCCTGCTTGCGCTCGTAGGCCACGCGCAGCAGTATCAGCTCGGCCACGCTCTCGCCCTTCAGCTTCCTGTCTCCCTCGGCCATGGGCACGTTCCTGAGGATGTTCGCCCTGCCCGCTATCTCCGTCCACTTCATGCCTGGCCTCCTTCCTGCTCTTGCTGTCCTATGGCCAGCGCCTTGGCGGCCTGGGCGGCGGTCTCCCGCAGCTTGGCTATGAACTGGGTGATGGACTGGTAGAGCGTGTCGGTGCCGCCCTCCGTGGGCTGGAAGTTGATGGAGAGCTGCCCCTCGGTGTAGGAGGAGAAGTCGGCCAGCAATTGCCCTTCCTTGGTGAGCGTGCCCTGCTCCACGGACTCCACTCGTCCCTGGCTTATCCTCACTTGCGCCCGCATGTCGCAGTCGCGGCTGGTGTCAAGGCTGTTGTCGGCCTTGACGACGGCGGAGATGATCTCCCCGTAGTTGATGGTCTGTTGCTTTTGTTCCATAGTCTTGCTTGTTTTATGGGTTGGTGAATGTTGTCGGGTTTACTCCTCTCCGCTGTCGCCGGAGCCGCCTGGGGTGGTGGGGCCTGTCTGGGAGCCGCCCTGGGTCTCGTCGTCCCCGGTGTCGTCGGGGGTGTCGGCGGTGTCTTCGACGGGCTGTCCGTCGAAGCGCACCCAGCGGAGTTCGGTGTCCACGATGGCGCGGGTGGCGGAGCCGGATCGGTTGGGGTGGCGGGTCTCGGGGACGTAGCGCACTCGCACGCCCTTTATCTGCTTGTCGCCCACCTCCTCGGGGGTGTCCACGCCCTTGTCGCTGGCGTTGATGGTGTAGCGGAACGTGCCGAGTCCTTCCAGCCGCACGCTGCGCCCCCGCGCCATCATGTCGCCCATCACGCTGGGCAGCTCCTTGAGCACGGCGTAGACGTCGGCTCGGGAGACGGTGGAGATGGCGGCCAGGCGGTCGGCCACCTCGTCGGTCTCGAAGGGTTTGTCCACTTGAACGGCCTGTGGGTACCACTTGCCGTTCGATTTCAGTTTCATTGGTTTGTAGAATGCCATTTTCTCTTGGTTTTAAATGTTAAACTATGTGGTCGGCGGGCACGCCCGCCGGGGTTTTTGTCTAAGTGGCGGTTAGACGCTGTCTATGCGGCGGATAGACGCTGTCTAAGTGGCGGTTAGATGCCGTGTCCCCGCCGCCCCCTCCAGCCGCGCCACCCTGCGGCGCAGCCTTCGGCATTCCTCCCTGAGGCGGGTGACCTCGCGGTCGACGCGCATCGTCTCTCGGGCGATGGAGATGGCGGAGAGCAGGGCGATGTTGCCGTACTGCATCTCCAGGTATCCGCCCCGCTCCTTCACCGCGCTGGGCAGGGCTTCCTTCCAGTACTGGGCGGAGGAGCCCGCGCTCTCGCCCGAGCCGTCCCGCCAGCGGAACTCGAAGGCGGGGGCTTTCGCTATCCTCTCCAGGGGCAGGGTGACGCTCCCCAGCACGTCCTTCAGCCGCATGTCGGAGGAGGTGTTCTGCCCCTTGGCGGAGACGTAGCCGTCGCTGTAGATGCCCGTCTTCGCGTAAAGCGTGCCGGGGAAGGTGGAGTTGCCCGCCTCGTTGAGCAGGGTGAGCGACTTGGTGACGCTGTTGTTGCCGGCGGTGACGGTGCTCTTGGCGGTGTACTGCAGCAGGTACTTGTCCTGGTAGGTGCCCAGGGTGAAGTACCCGTTGGTGGAGCATCCGCGGTGGAGCATCACGTAGGCTCCCGCCGAGGCGGTGGAGTTCACCAAGGCCTGCCCCTGGTTGCCCGCCAGGTAGGTGTTGGTGGCCTTTGAGGTGCTGAACACGCCCGAGGCCGATATGTTCCCCACTCCCGAGAGGTCTCCGCTCACGTTGGCGGAGCCGTCGAAGGAGCGTCCCCACAGCGTCCTGGCGGTCTGTAGCTTGCTGGCCGTGGCGGCGTTGCCGCTGAGGGCGGCGGTGATGGTGGCGGGGAGCTTGAGGGTGACGTTGGCCGAGCCGTTCACGCTGGTGGCCGCCCCCGCCCCGCCGCCGTTGCTGCTGGCTATCGCGATGTTCCTGGCCGTGCCCCAGTAGCTCGTCACGATGTTGGCCGTGCCGTTGAATGAGGTGCCGTTTATCGTGCGGGCGGTGAGCAGCTTCTCCGCCGCCGTGGCGTATAGGTCGGCCACGGTCTTGGTCGTGCCGCCCACCGTCAGGCTCAGGTTCGTGCCCGAAGAGGAGCTTAGGGCGGTCAGCAGGCCGCCCTTGCTGGTGCCGCCGAGGGTGTCCGCGTTGTTGTATTCGATGGTCAGCTCCGTCCCGTTGTCGCTTGGCATCGCCTCGTACCACGTGCCGTTGGAAGGGCTTGGAAATCCTTCTACCCGCAACACGTTTATCGCAGTGCTCGTGTAATCACGGTAATGCCAGTACAGGCGGAACACATGTGTGCTCGTGTTGTAGAAAGCCCTGAAGGGACTCGACATTGCAAAGTTAGCCCCGAAGTAACGAATGCTGTACCCGTATGAGCTTGGCGAATCCGCCGTGATGTGGAATGCAACGGAAAGTATTCCCTGCCCGTTGTGACGGCTCGCCACGACGAAGACGAGGTTGTTGATGCGCCACCCCGTCATGGTCTTCTGTATCACGAGGCGGTATCCATCCGTGTTGCCGTTGCCGCCCGTGAGACTTATTCCGTTCAACCCATTACAGGCCATAAAGCTGCTCCCGTGGAGTCCGTCCAAGGTGTCGCAATTTTTGGCGTATGGCACGGTGAGGTCTTTCGTGGTGCCGCCGATGGTGATGCGGGTGCTGTTGCCGTTGGCCGAGAAGGCCGTGAACAGCCCGCTCTTGTGCGTCCCGTCCAACAGGTCCGCGTCCAGCCCGCTGCCGGAGCCGTCGTTGCCCGCGTGCCACACCTTGTTGCTCGTGTTGTTGCCCACGAAGATGTTGCCGATGCCCGGGGTGAGCAGCGAGCCGCCGGAGAGCGCGCCGGCGTTCTGCTGGAAGATGGTGCCGTCGGCGATGCCCAGGTAGAGGTACTTCTTGGAGTGGTCGTAGGTGAGGCCGCCCCAGTCGTTGTACGCCCAGTTGTCGCTCTGCCCGAAGCGTATCTCCTTCGCGTTCTGGATGATGAGGGCGCGGTCGATGGCGTTCACGTATACGTTGCCCACCCTCGCCCCCTTGTGGGCGGAGCCGCTGGAGAGTGAGAGCAGCCCCGTCATGGTGTCGCCGCTCACGTTGACGTAGCGGGAGTCCAGGGCGGATATGTTGGCGGCGGCGTAGGTGGTGGCCAGTGACACGTTGCCGCTTCCGTCGAGCGACACGCTGCCCGTCACCGCCCCCGTGAGCGAGATGGTGCGCTTGGCCGCCCACTTCGAGGCCGTGGCGGCGTTGCCCGAGATGCCGATGCCCCAAGTGCCCGAGGCTCCCCCGCCCGTCTTCGTCACGGTGTAGGAGGTGTAGTTGGCGGAGTCGAGGATGACTCTCTCCGCCTGCCAAGTGGATGAGCCGTACTGCTTGCCCCACATAAGGTTGCCCGGCGCAGTGAGCACGGAGCGCAGGTAGAGGCCGTAGCTGTTGCCGTCCCCGAAGCCGTTGCGGTGGCGCACGCTGATGAGGGCGTACCAAGTGCCACTCTTGTCCGTGTAAGCGCCGAGCACTGTCTTGTAGTTGGCCAGTTCCGTCAAGTCCTTGCTACCGATGCCGGAAGAGCCGCAGTAGGGGACGCTGCCGTCTATGGACGACCTTCCGTTGCCGATGCCGAGGTCTCCCGTCATCGTGTCCCCTGTGATGTTCACGTACCTGCCATCCGCAGTGGATTGGGTCAGCGCGCCGACTTCCGCCGCCGTCGGCCACCTCGTGACGTACGCCGATGGCGCGGCTTTCAAGAGAGCGTCCCAGGAGCTGTGCAAGTCGCTGATGGTCGCCAGCGACACCGCCGTCAGCCAATTGGGCTTCTGCACTTTGAGCACGGCATCCCACGACGAGTGGAGGTCGGAGATGGTCGCCAGGCTCACGCTGGTGAGATACTGGCTGTGGGTGTGGCTGGAAGCCGCCGCCCCTATGCTGGCGGGGGTGATGTTGATGGTCTTGGCCGCCGAGTTGGGCGTGTACTTGCCCAGGCTCGTTCCGTTGCCCTGTATCGTGAGGGGGAATATGTTCTGGTGCGCCGTGAGGAACGACAGCCCCTTGGTCACGGTGAGCTTGGTGCCGCTCTTGGCGATGTCCGTCACGGCGTTGCCGCTGCCCGTGGTCACCAGCGACACCGCCGCTCCCTGCTTCAGGTTCTTCACGTCATTATATAAGGAATAGCCCAGCCCCGCGGAGAGCACCCACGTGGCCAGCTCGTCCGTGTACCCCTCCCAGGTGTCCAGGCGGTTGTAGGCCGTTCCGCCTCCCTCTCCCGCCGATGGGTTCGCCCCCTTTCCCGAGACGAAGCCGTCGGAGAATAGCCCGTACTTCGCCCTGATGGCGTAGACGGGGGCGGAGGACGTGCCGATGTTCACCTTCTCGAAGAGGTCGGTCACGAAGTCCCATATCTTCTTGCCCTGCGCGGCGGAGAGGGGCTTCGCGGTGTCCGTGGAGGTGAGGGCGTTCACGGTGTTCAGCTGTATGCTGTCCGCGTTCACCGAGATGCCCGCGTTGGCCGAGGCCACGTTCAGCGTGATGTCGGCGGTCAGCGTCCCGCCCCCCGTGAGTCCGTTGCCCGCGTTCACCTTGCGGGAGGCCAGGGCGGCGGTGATGCCCTTGGTGAAGGTGATGGTGTGCCCCGACACGGCGGCCGCGGTGAGCACGTTTCCCGAGCCAGTGTAGGCGGGGGTGGTCACGCCGTCCGTTATCCCGTAGCCGCTGAGGGTGGTGGGCTTCTGCGCTTTCAGCAAAGCGTCCCAAGAGGAGTGCAAGTCCGTGATGGTGGCGATGGAGACGGTGCGCAGGTAGCGGCCATCGAGCGTGGCGGCGTAGTTGTCGGTGTCGAGCACGGTGCGCCATGCCGACCACGCGTTGTTGCCGTTGTATCGGGTGTAGAGCACGCCGTAGGGCGACATGAGTATCTGCCCCGTGTAGCCCGCGGCGGTGCGCATGACGAACAGGCCGAAGCCATCGCTCCCATTGGGCGTGTTGGCCGTGGTGTTGCCTCCCGCGGCGTAGAAGAACCTCGTGGCGTAGCTGCCGTGGGTTAGCGCGTCCAGGTCTCCGCTGCCGTACTCCGTCGGGGTGAGCCTGGTGGCCAAGGCCGCCGTGCCGCTGATGGATATTCCCCACGTGCCGCTAGCCCCGCTCCCCGTCTTGGTGGGCGCCCCGATGGAAGCCGCCGTTATGTTCACGGTCTTGGCCGCCGTGCCGTTGTAGGTGAAGAGGTTCGTGCCCTCCGTGGTTCCTCCGTTCAGCTTGATGGCGAGCGATTGCTTGCCCGTCACCTCGCCGATGCTTGGCCACCTCGTGACGTAGCCGCTTGGGGCGGCCTTGAGGATAGCGTCCCACGAGGCGTGCAGGTCGGAGACTTGCGAGATGGTATGCGTATGGCTGGCTGGTGTGAAGGTGGTGGGCTTGCCCGATACCTCGCTCCAGGTCGGCCAGCGGGTGACGTAAGCGGACGGGGCGGCTTTCAACAGAGCGTCCCAGCTGGAATGCAAGTCCGAGATGGTGGCCAGCGACACCGCCGTCAGCCAATTGGGCTTCTGCGCTTTCAAGGCGGCATCCCAAGAGGAGTGGAGGTCGCTGATGTCGGAGAGCAGGTGCTGGTGGGAGGCCAGGGCGAAGGTCGTGCCCCTCGTGAACACCAGCCGCGTCCCGTCCTTGGATATGTCGGTGATGGCGTTGCCAGTGCCCTGGATGGTGAAGCTCACGGCGGCTCCCGCCTTCAACGACTTCACGTCATTATACAATGAGTAGCCCAGCTTGGCCGAGAGCACCCACCCGTCCATGGTGTCGGAGTCGTAGCCCTCCCAGGTGTCGAGACGGGTGTAGGAAAAGCCGCCGCCTTCCCCTTGGTTGGGGTTCGCCCCCTTGGCCGAGAGCCACTTGTCGCTGTACAGCCCGAGCTTCGCCCTGATGGCGGTCTCGCCAGTGGAGAGGGTGACCTTCTCGAACAGCTCCTCGAACGTGGCGGCGGGAAGCTTCGCGTCCAGGGCGGCTTGCAAGCCCGATACCTGGCTGATGGCGTGGGTGTGGCTGCTTGGCGTGAAGCTCGTTGGCTTGCCCGTCACCTCGCCCCACGACGGCCAGCGGCTCACCCCGGCGAATGGGGCGGCTTTCAATACCGCGTCCCATGACGAGTGCAGGTCGGAGATGTCGGACAGCGGGTGCTGGTGGGCGGAGGGCGTGAACGTGGTGGGCTTGCCGCTGATGGCCGACCACGCCCACGTGGCGGGGAAGTCGGTGATGTCCGCCTTCACGTGCTTGTGGCTGCTGGGCGTGAACGTGCTCGGCTTGTCCTTGACCTCCGTCCAGCTAGGCCAGCGGGTGATATATGCGCTCGGGGCTTCCTTCAAGAGCGAGTCCCACGATGAGTTCAAGTCGGAGATGTCGGAGAGCGGGTGCGTGTGCCCCAGCTCGGAGAACGTCTTGCCCTTGGTGAACACCCAGCGGGAGCCGTCCCTCGTCACGTCGGTTATGGCGTTCCCCGTGCCCTGTACGGCGTAGGACATGGCCACGCCGCTCTTCAGGTTCTCGATGTCCTGGTGGAGCCTCACGCCCAGGTAGGCGGACAATACCCAGCCGCCCTTCTCCTCGTCGCTGTAGCCCTCCCAGGTGTCGAGGCGGGAGTAGGAGATGCCTCCGCCGCCCTCGCCCTGGTTGGGGTTCGCCCCCTTGGCTGAGAGCCACTTGTCGCTGTAGAGGCCGTACTTGGCGCGGATGGCCACCGTGCCGTCAGATAGCGTCACCTTCTCGAATAGCTCGGTGAAGGCCGTCGCCTCCAGCTTCTTGTCCAGCGCGGCCTGCAGCCCGCTTATCTTAGATATGGAGAGGGTTGGGATGTCCGCCGCGGAGAGCGAGGCGTGCGCCGTCACCCGTCCGTAAGCGTCCACCGTCACCTTGGTGTAGGTGCCCGCCGTGCCCACGGCGGCCAGGGAGAGCGTGCGGTTGGCGGAGAGGTTGCCGCCTCCCGTGAGTCCCGCCCCCGCGGAGATGGTGACGGTCTTCAGGGCGTACCTGCCGTCGGCGGTCGTTTGCGTCAGCGCGCCCACCTCGGCGGCTGTCGGCCAGCGGGTCACGTAGGCCGAGGGAGCCACCTTGAGGATGGCGTCCCAGTTGGCGTGCAAGTCGCTTATCGTCGAGAGCGACACGGCGGTGAGCCAGTTGGGCTTCTGCGCCTTGAGGACGGCGTCCCACGAGCTGTGGAGGTTGCTGATGTCGGAGAGCGTGTGCGTGTGCCACAGCTCCGAGAACGTCTTGCCCTTGGTGAACACCCAGCGGGAGCCGTCCCTCGTCACGTCCGTGATGGCGTTGCCCGTGCCCTGTACGGCGTAGGACATGGCCACGCCGCTCTTCAGGTTCTCGATGTCCCGATACAGCCTCACGCCCAGGTAGGCGGACAATACCCAGCCCCCCTTCTCCTCGTCGCTGTATCCCTCCCAGGTGTCGAGGCGGCTGTAGGAGATGCCTCCGCCGCCCTCGCCCTGGTTGGGGTTCGCCCCCTTGGCCGAGAGCCACTTGTCGCTGTAGAGGCCGAACTTCGCCCGTATGGCGGTGGTGCCGTCGGCGAGCGTCACCTTCTCGAACAGCTCGGTGAAGGCCGTCGCCTCCAGCTTCTTGTCCAGCGCGGCCTGCAGCCCGCTTATCTTGCTGATGGCGAGCGTGGGGATGTCCGCCGCGGAGAGCGAGGCGTGCGCCGTCACCCGTCCGTAAGCGTCCACCGTCACCTTGGTGTAGGTGCCCGCCGTGCCCACCGCGGCCAGCGACAGCGTGCGGTTGGCGGAGAGGTTGCCGCCTCCCGTGAGTCCCGCCCCCGCGGAGATGGTGACGGTCTTCAGGGCGTAGCGGCTGTCGGCGGCGGATTGCGTCAGCGCGCCCACCTCGGCGGCTGTCGGCCAGCGGGTCACGTAGTCGGAGGGAGCCACCTTGAGGATAGCGTCCCACGACGAGTGAAGGTTGGAGATGTCGGAGAGCGTGTGCGTGTGCCACAGCTCGGAGAAGGTCTTTCCCCGGGTGAACACCCAGCGGGAGCCGTCCCTCGTCACGTCCGTTATGGCGTTCCCCGTGCCCTGTACGGCGTAGGACATGGCCACGCCGTTCTTCAGGTTCTCGATGTCCCGATACAGCCTCACGCCCAGGTAGGCGGACAATACCCAGCCCCCCTTCTCCTCGTCGCTGTATCCCTCCCAGGAGTCCAGGCGGGAGTAGGAGAGGCCGCCCCCGCCGCCTCCCTCGCCCTCGCTGTCGTTCGCCCCCTTGGCGGATATCCAGCCCGTGGAGTAGAATCCCACGGGGGCGCGGCCGTCCTTGCCGATGACGTAGAGAGCCTGCCGCTCGGAGTCCCATCGCAGGCGGGCATCGCCTATCTGCAGGTAATCCCGCAGCTCCAGCTCCTTGAAGGGAGCCAGGGGCGTGGCCAGCGTGACGCGCTCCTCGCCCTGCTCCGTCACGGTCTCCAGCGTGAACAGCTTGGTGAGCGACGCGCTCGCGCCGCCCGTGACGCTGAGTATGTATTCCGTGCTCTCGGTGTCTCCCTGTTTCAGGAACGTGCCGTTGTCCAGGTGAGACAACAGCGAGAGGAAGGCATCGCCGATACGGGTAGCCGTGTTGGCGTGCGTCTTCCTCTCGTCACGAATCTGTTCGAATATTGCCCTCAGGGCTTCCTCGCTTGCTGTTGCCATCTTACCTAAACTAAACTATAATTAGAAATGAAACACGCCGCGAATATAGCCCCTCCGGGGGTGAAAGAAAAATACATCAGAAGCGGTTGCTCCTGATGCTCTTGCGCCGTATCTCGGCCGCCAGCTCCATGTCTCCCCGCCGCTCGGCCTCCCTCGCGCCCAGCCCGGCGAACAGCCGTTGCAGGAAGTCGCTGGCCATGCCGCTGTACAGCTCGCCGAAGAACCTGGCGTTCTCCTCGTTCAGCCGGCGCAGGCTGTAGTAGTATTTCTTGAAGAAGAAGTCCTTGGGCTCCCGCTTCCGCCCCGAGGTGAGGGCGGCCTCCTTGCCCTTGTTCTCGCCGCGGGTCACTGTCACGTGCTCGTATTTCGGGGCGAGCATCGCCCTGCCCGACAGGCCCGCGCCCACTTGCCGCCTGCCGTACTGCCGCTTGCCCGACCTGTAGCTGTCGCCCATGAAGAGCAGGTCGCCCCCGTTGCCGTGGCGGAAGCCGTTGCCCACGCCCGCCGCCACGTAGATGCCGTAGAGCAGGAAGCGGTGCTCTATGGTGGTGACCTCGCCCGTGCTGGTCAGCTCCCTGATGCTCTGGTAGAGGCTGCCCGTGTCGGTTATCTTCAGCTTGTCTATCTGCTCCCTGAGGATGGTGACCATGAAGTCCGCCCACCCCTTGTTGTAAGCGTCGATGTCCCGCTCCGAGCCGTAGCCGTGGTTCACTCCGTCCGCCATTCGCCCTCCTCGTACACCAGGTCAACGGGTTCCTCGTTGTTCACCATGAAGTACAGCCCCGTCACCCCCATCATGGAGTAGCGGGGCAGCTCCTTCGAGAATATCTGCCCCAGGTCCAGGTAGGCCATGCTGTCGCCGTACCGCCACGTCTGCTTGTCGTGGATCATGCGGCTGATGAACTGGCGGAATATCCGCCGGCAGAGCTTGAGCTTCTCGTCCCTGGCCTTCATGTCGTCATACTTGTACCGCCCGAGGATGAACACCGTGTACACGTTGCGGTCGAAGAAGCCCACCCCCTGCGAGTGGGTGTTCTGGCTGGTGGTGTCGTCCACCATGATGAAGTTCTCCGCCTTGCGGAAGCTCTCCATCACGCCCTGTATGCCGTCGGGGCCGCTGCAGTAGCAGGGCTTGAACCCGTTCTCGGCCGCCAGCCTGTTCTCCTCGGCCAGCCGCTTGAAGTACGCCAGTGCGTTGAATTGCGTCTCTTGTGCCATGCGCTGTTGTGTTATATATATATATATTAATATGGTTTCACTTGCCGCCTCTTCTCGCCCGCTCCTCGGCCTTGCGCAGCTCCTCGGCCTCGCGGGCCTTCGCGTCCAGCTCCGTGAGGGCGCGCCAGCAGTCGGACTTGAAGATGGCCTCCTCCTGCGTGATGTCCCCGTCGGTGAGCGCCCTCACCTGCGCGTTGATGGCCGCCATCATGTCATACTCCTCCTGCCTGTCGGCGGGCAGCTTCTTGAAGAAGTGGGGGAACTGCCGCCCCAGCTCGCTCTTCACGTAGCTGTACCACAGGAACACGCCCAGCCGCTCCCACGGCTTCATCCTCACCCGCCGAGCCAGCTCCCCGCCCTTGCGGCGGTAGAGCAGCGTGGCGAGCTTGTCCAGGAACCTCTCCTCCCTGGAGCGCACGAAGGCCTGGTAGTACTTCTCCGCGTTCAGGTAGTCGATGAATGCCACCCCGTGCAGATGCACGTCGACCGCCCGCAGGCCATGGATAGCCTCCAACCGACACCCCATGTCCTCGTAGCGGTCGACGTAGCTGAATCTCTCCGCCAGCGAGCGCAGCTGCCAGTCCATCAGCGTCACCCACCTGCGGCGCAGCCCCAGGAAACCCGCCCGCCAGTGGCAGAGCCAAGCCCCCTTGCCGGAGCGGCCCCACACCTTCAGCCCCGTGAACCGGGCGAGCATCCTCACCCGCACGTCCCACGGATCCTGGAACGTCCACAGCAGGAAGAGCGTGTAGCGCAGCTGCCGCTGCGTCATCTCGCGCCACGACTCGGGGGCGCGCAGCTCCAGCCCCTTATCCGAATAGGTAGGCCGTGCTGTCCTTAGTGTTCTCGAACCTCTCCTCATGCCTTGCCTTGTATTGCTCGCTCTCGTGGTACGCCTTGTACAGCTCCCGGTCGCTCTCCGCCAGGCGCAGCAGCCGCCTGGCCTGCTCCTTGCGCTGGATGGGCGCGCCGCTCACGTGGTAGAGCGCGTAACGCTCCATCTCGGCCAGCAGGGCGGTGAGCCGGCCGCCGTCCGTCCTGAGGTCGGCCAGCGCCTCGTCCACCATCCTGTCGCCCAGCAGCGCGCGGGTCTTGGTGTCCGCCCTGCGGATATGCTCTTGAGCTTCCTGCCACTCGGGCTGCGAGAAGCCGTACTTGTAGAGCCATGACCAGGCGGTCATCACCGTGGGGATGGCTATCGCGGCCTGCGCCGTCTCGCCCCATCCCTCCACTTTCCTCAGCCCGTCCACCAGCCGCGCCTCGTGCCCCAGGGAGATCTCGTCCAGGTGCTCCTTCAGGGCGTTCACCCTGTCCTTGCTGGCGGGGGAGAGCGTCTCCGTGCTCACCACGCCGAACCCCGTGGGCGTGACCACCAGGTCCAGCTCACGCAGCGCGGAGCGGAAACCCTTGGCGCACGCCATGGCCACGTAGCTCGCCTTGAGCCGCTCGTTGCCCTCCGCCAGGAGGGCTTTCTCGCCCACGTCGCCCGTGATGGTCTCCAGGGCCACGTCCTGCGCCGTCTCTATGAAGGGCATCACCGCCTCCAGCAGGTCATCCGTGGCCGTCTGCGCCACGGGCACGTTCCTCTCCAGGTCATTCCTCGTTATCTGTATCATCGCCGTCGTTGTTTGGTTCGTTGTTGTCCTTGTCTTTCTTGCCGCCCTTGCCGTTGCCCACGCCCGCCGCCTTCAGGTCGGTGTTCTCGTCGAGCGTGGTCAGCACCAGCATGGGCACGTCCACCGTGATGCCCCGCTTGTCCCAGCCGTTGTAGTGCAGCACTACGTGGTAGGGGGCGCAGAGCAAGTCCCTCGTGGGCTTCTCTATCACCTGTTTCAGCGTGAACAGCTCCCGCTTGTCCGAGCCCGAGTTGTTCATCTGGCTCTTCCCGGGAGTGGCGCCCACCAGGTTCGGGTGCACGCCCATGGCGAAGCAGATGAAGTTGCTCGCCTCCGCGCTGTCCTCGCTCCAGTCGCCGCCCTGCTTGCGCCCCTCGTTCAGGTCGTACACCCTCACCATGCGGGCTTCCTTCCCGTTCGGGTCTATGTAGTAGCCGCTGATGAGCGCCTTGCCCGCGTTGTCGGGGCCCGTCACGAAGTCCACGATGTTGCGCTTCTCCTGCTCGATGCGCCTCACCCTCGCGGCGGGGTCTATGATGTTCTCCAGGTCGCACACCATGTTCCAGTACTCCGAGTGCACCTCTATCTGCACCCTCGGGGCGCTCGTGTTCTTGATGAGGGCCTTCTTCCCCTTGCCGATGAGCGAGTAGATGTCATACCAGGCGTCCCTGAAGACGCTGGAGTAGGGAGGGATGGGGTAGTAGGGGCATCCGGCCACGGGCTGCTTCACCAGCATGGCGAACTTCCTCGTCTCCTCCTGCTTCCGGTACTTCCCCGTGTCGGGATCCCGCTCCCTGCCCATGCGCACCATCAGGTCGCCCAGGGGGTCCCAGGGGTCGAGCAGCTCCAGCACCTCCACACGGTCGGGGTCGAAGTGCCCGGGGCGGAAGTCCCCGTAGAAGACGTGGCGCACCCGTCCCCGCCTGTCGGCCGCCTCCATGCGGCAGAAGCAAGCGTCCTTGTGGCGCAGCCGGACCACCCGCTTGCCGTCCCTCGAAAGGATGAGGGCCACCACAGAGAACCCGAACCGCTGGAAGTCCGTCACCTGCTCCATGAACAGGCGGTGCAGGGAGTTCCGCAGGCAGAAGTCCCTTATCTCCGGCTCCGTCACGTCCGTGCCGTCATCCCTGTTCACGAACCGGGCGCCCTGCCCGTAGCTGCACACCACGTTGAACTCCATGCAGCGGCTCATCACCAGGTTGTCGCCAGTCAGCTTCAGCAGCTGGAAGGGAAGCATGTCGTCCATGCCGTACTGCACGTACTTGTACTCCTTACCCCTGATGGTGAGCGGCATGGTGTTGTACCACTCGTCCTCGTCATACACCGTGATGGTGTCGCTCGGGTAGCCCCGCTTCAGGTCGGAGAAGCCCGCCCTGGTGATGCCAGCGGGCACCAGGCGGTACTTCTCCCGCCCGCCCTCCTTTCCCACCAAGGCCATCTCGTAGTTCTGATTTTCCATGTATTGTCTCTTTATTATGATAAATAGACTTTCGAGCGATCACAGGAACACCCTGTGCCCCATGATCTCGAAGATGAATATCTGCGGCACCTGGCGCACCTCCCTCGTCTGGGGGTCCAGCAGCCGCGTCACGCCGCCACGCCAGTGGCTGCCCACCACCTTCCATCGGCTGTAGGCGCGGATCTCCCCGCTCGTCTTCCACGCCCTCAGGTTCACCAGCGAGCCCGTCTCCTCCGCCTTGCGCAGCAGGTCGAGCATCTCGCTGAAGTGTATAGGCCTCGGTTTCCTCTCCATGGTCCTGCGATGGTTAGTCGAACGTGTAGTCGAACGTGTTGTCGAAGATCCTGCCGCCCCGCCTGAGGTCCATCACGTTGTGGTTCTTCTGCGCGTACTGGTAGGTGATGGAGAACCGGGGCAGCTCGTCCTCGTCGTTCGTGTACTCGCTCTTGCTCTCGGTGATGGTCACCTCCTTGCCCACGGTGGCCTCCCCGTCGTAGAAGTTCACCACCCGCACGCTGTCGCTCCTGAAGAGGTCGTCCAGCCAGTTCGCCATGGCGAAGTTCAGCACCCCCGTGTCCGCCGTGAACTCCCTCGTCTCCTCTATCTGGTAGTTCCGCTTAAGCCCATCCACGTAGGCGGAGCTGCGCTCGTACTTCGGGGCCACCTTGTGCGTGCCCGTGCAGTACACCAGCTCGTCGCAGCCGAACGAGTTCACGAAGATGAGCACCGGGGCGCAGTCGGGCGTCGACAGGTCCATCTCGAAGGCCTGCAGCCGGTCGCCCGCGGACACCGTGTAGCCCACCAGCAGCTTCCCCTCCTTCTTGAAGAGGCCGGGGCTCACGTCCAGCGTCTTGCAGGCGTTGTCGCCGACCGCCTCGGGCGCGAACTCCGCCGTGCTGCCGTCGCCGTAGGCCGCCGTCACCCGTGGCGTGGCCTCCCCCTCCGGGTCTATGTAGTGCACGTACTCCAGCCTGCCCTCCGCGGTCACCTTGGGGCCGTCCAGCAGCGTCAGGAAGTGCCGCCCCCAGAAGTCGGAGGCCGTGGTGCCCACGTCGGCGGCGCAGTACACCACGTTGAAAGACAGCTCCCGCTCGCCCATCGTCTCGAATTCAGCGTCCTCTTCCCGTATCTTCACCCTCACCGCTATCGTCATGCGGCTCTTGGCGTAGGGCAGGAGCAGGCCCCCCATGTCGCTCATGGTGACGGTGCCGTCCCTGTCGGGGAAAAGCGTCTCCCCGAACATGTGCGTCTCGTCGTCGTCTATGTATATCGCCACGTAGGCGTGGTCCCCCGTCATGCTCCACTTCACGTCGGGCACGTCGGAGCTGAAGTAGTAGCCGCTCGGGCTGGTGATCATCGTTATCATGCCGTTTCCTTTTTCCCGCGAAGATACGCCCTGCCCCCAGGGCGCAAAAATACAAGAGGGGCGACCGCCTCGCGGCGACCGCCCCTCCACAGAAGCGAATAAAAAATGTCTCTCCCTCTCCGTCAGCCAAGCTCGCCGTCGGCCGCGTACAGCGTCCATTTCATCTCCCCGTCCACGCTCTCCAGGCTGTAGCCCGCCTTCAGCATGTACCGGGTCACGAAGATGGGCACGCAAGGGTGCTGGAGCAGCGTGCCCGCCAACGCGTCCGCTATCTCCGCCGAGGACACCCTCACGCGGCGCGGATGCCGCGGGCCAGGGCTGTTGGCGTACCCCGCCAGGTAACTCGGCATCACCATGTCCAACGCCGAGCGCAGCTCGTCCTCCAGCAGCGCGCCGTCGTCTTTCCTACTCTTCACCATGGCCGTCCTCCTTTCCGTCAAGCCCGAACATGGCCGTCAGCGCGGCCTTCTCCATCTCCCGATCGTCGGCCTCCGCGTACTCCCGCAGTGCCTGCACCCGGTCTTTCATCTTGGCCAGCATGCACAGCGAGGAGAGCCGCTCCTTCAGCTCCCGCGCCGTGAGGCCCGCGTCTTCCAGCGTCTCGTCGCCCATCACGTCCCTGGCCGTCTCCAGGGCCCGCTCCATGCACCACAGCCGCCCGGGGTTCCACCACCAGTCCAGCTCCTTCTTCAGCTCTCTCAGCGTCTCTTTGTCCATGGCTTACCTCCTTTCGTCTTTAGCGTTGTCAAACAAGTTCCATGCCAGGGCCACCGTAGCCAGACCCAGGGCCAAAGCGCCAGGCCAGCATGTGCTGGCCAAGCCAAGGGAAAGCAGCCCTGTCAATGGCATGGCCATGCCATTGCGTAGCATCATGCCGTTACTTACTCGGAATCCACACACTTCGCTGTAGAGCCTGTTCTTCCTCTGGCTCCAAGCGTTCACCCTCATTGCGATTACGCAAGGAAGGGAAACCTTTACGGTTAATTCTTTTTCCATTTTCTCG